CATCGCTGCCGGTATGGGAATCACCTACGAAATGCTGACTGGTGACCTCAAGGGCGTCAGCTATTCGAGCATCCGTGCTGGGCTCCTTGAATTCCGGCGCCGTTGTGAGCGATTCCAGCATCAAGTGATGGTTTATCAGTTTTGCCGCCCGGTTTGGAAGGCGTTTATTGATGCCGCAGCGTTCGCTGGCAAGATTAACGCTAACGAGTACGCTCAATTCCCAGCGCGCTACCTGGATGTGACCTGGCAGCCGCCCAAGTGGGACTGGGTGGACCCGGAAAAGGACATTGCCGCCGCAGAACGTGCCGTCCGCAACGGATTTAAGAGCCAAACGGCGGTTATCAACGAACTTGGTGATGATCCGGCCACGGTACGCAAGCAAGTTGCGGCCGACAATGCCGAAAACGACCAACTCGGCAACAAATTCGACTCGGATGGGCGCAATTCTCTGAAAAGCGCCGGCTCACCTGGGCTATTAGGGCTTGGTGGTGACACCGGCGTTGCGCAACCGGTTCCACAAGCACCACCTGCGCGGCCAAGCGCGACGCCGGAGGCGATCCAATGATGAAAGTCCGAACGAAAGAAGCATCGGCGTTGATTCCTAGCACCCCAGTGGGCCGCGCGCCAGCGGTAGCGGTGGACGGCAATTCCTTCTTTGAAAACATGCTGGACCATCAGCGGGGAATGCTCCTGCAGGCCGATGACCTGGAGCGCATCCGGCAGACAGAGGAGGCAACCTCCGAATGAAGACGACCCACCCTTATGTAGCCTCGTTGTTGTTCGACCGCCCGCTAATGATCCATCGTGCGAAGTTGGACACGATTATTAAGGGGATCGCGCCACGGCTCGGACTCTCCAGCTATCAAGTTGCGCCGCCAGCGCCTCCCGCTGCTCGTCCACCCATGGCCAGCCAGGGCGGAATCTCCGTAATCCAGGTATTCGGTTCCTTGGTGAAGCGGGCGTGCGGAATGGAAGCCGAATCCGGACTCACCACTTACACGGATCTAGAGGCGGAGATCACCGATGCGGCCACCGACCCATCTGTCTCGGCCATCCTGCTCGACGTTGGTTCCGACGGTGGGGAATGTGGCGGGGCCTTCGACTTGAGCGACCTGATTTACAACGTTCGTGCAATGAAACCGGTGTATGCCATCGCGAACGATAACGCCTTGAGCGCAGGCTATCTGCTCGCCAGTTCAGCCGAGCGCCTCTTCATGACCCAGACGAGCTTAACCGGCTCAATCGGCGTTGTTGCAGTTCATTGCGATGAATCCGAAGCGAACGCGGAAGAGGGATTGAAGTACACAGTAGTTACCTATGGAGATCACAAGGCGGATTTTTCTGCACTCAGCCCATTAAGTGATTCCGCGCTGCAATGGCTGACGAACGACGTGAACCGGCTCGGTGAAATGTTCGTGGCGTCCGTTGCGCGTAACCGGAATATAAGCCCCGACCTTGTCCGCGCCACGCGAGCCGGGCTGTATTCGTCAGCGAAAAACGGAACCATGCCGTCGGCGATCGAGGCTGGCTTGGCAGACGAAATCGGGACGCGCGCGGACGCAATCGTCGCACTGCAAGACAGGCTGGCCGGGCGTAAACGAATAGCGCCTAGCTATGCCAGCAGCGGAAGACTTGCTAGCGCTCCGTTACCCGAAGCAGCACCAATCTTAGAACTACCAGCGTCGGCATCCGCCGCCGCCATTTCACCAACACAGGAGGCCAACATGGCCGATTTGAATGTTGCGGATGCCAACAATAAAGGTAATCCGCCGGAAGTTGCACCACCTCAACCAGTAGCCGCGGTTCCCATAGTTCCGGCCGCCGCGGCAGTACTAATCCAGGGTATCGCGGCGCCCGCGCCAACCGGCATGAACGCAAGTCAAATCAGGGAACTGAACGACCTCTGCCTGATTGCCGGTACCCCACATGCGCTGGCTAGTTTTCTCTCTCGTGATCTGACTTTCGATGCGGCGAAGGCCGAATTGATGAAAGCTCGCGCAGAAGCGGCCGGGCCGGAGATTCAGTCTCAGGTTCTGCCGGATGCGGGAACGCGCTCCGCCGCCAATAGCCCCAACAGGCTCGTCGAATCGGCCAAGAAACTGAGCATGAAGAAATACGGGAAGGTGAACAACTAATGTCAATCCTCGCAGAAAAACTCACTCCCGGCGATGTTTTCAAATTTGAAGACGGACCCGAAGCCCTATTCTCCCGCGATAACATTCTGGTTATCTCTGGGCAGAATTTGCTGATAGGCACCGTGGTCTCTAAGATCACGGCCAGCGGCAAAGTAACCATCCTTGCTCCTGCCGCAGTTGACGGCTCCCAAACTCCAGTCGGCATCATGTTTTCAAACACCGATGCGACGGCTGGCGACACAAAGGGCGTCATGGTAGCTCGCGATGCGATCTATGCGGACGTGAAGGCGATTTGGCCCGGCGGTATCAGCGGACCACAAAAGACAGCGGCGATTGCTGCGCTCGCGTCTCTCGGAATCATTCCACGGGTGGGGGTCTAACTCAATGTCTCTTCTTAATCCTTTCGCTTCCGACGCTTTCAACCTTGTCGGCATGACCGACTCCATCAACATCTTCCCAAATCAATACGGGAAGCTCCAGAAGATGGGCCTCTTTGGCACGCAGGGAATCCGCACGAACGTGGCGCTGATCGAACGGCGTAATGGCGTGCTCTCTCTCATCCCGAGTGTTCCCGCCGGCGGCGCACCTGCTGTCAATGTGAGCGCCAAGCGGGAAGTGCTCACTGTGCCCGTTCCGCACCTAGCAGTAACCGATATGATCCTGCCGCAGGATGTCCAGGGACTTCGGGCATTCGGCACGGAGAACGTGCTCGAAACCATGGATAATCTCATGAGCCAAAAACTCGATGAGATGAGCCGCAAACACGATATCACCCTTGAGTATCTCCGCATGGGAGCACTCAAGGGAATCGTGGTCGATGGCGACGGTAGCACTGTCTTGGTTAACCTGTTCACTGCATTCAACGTCACCCAGAAAGTCATCAACATCGCTTTTGGAACGACTACCACGGATATTCAGGGAGCGGTCACCGGTATCAAGCGATATTTTGATGACACTCTGCACGGCGAGACGATGGACAGCATTATCGTCCTCTGCTCTGGCGGGTATTGGGATGCCCTCATCAGCCACCCCAAGGTGGTTGCCGCTTACACGTATTATATGAACCAGAACAGCCCACTCCGCGACGATCTCCGCGTGGACGGCTTCACCTTCATGGGTGTCACGTTCGTGGAGTACCGCGGCGTGGCCTCTCTGCCCAGCGGCGGCGGCGTTGTCAAATTTATTCCAGACAACGAAGCCATTGCATTCCCGCTCGGCACGCAGGATATGTTCAAAACATACTTCGCTCCGGCCGGCTTTAACGAAACCGTCAACACGCTTGGCCTGCCGAAATACGCAAAGCAGGAAGAGCGCCGCATGGGTCAGGGCTGGGATATCTGGACCGAATCAAACCCACTCCCCATCGTCACCCGACCCGATCTGATTGTCCGCCTGACTCTCACCTAGATTTTCCTCCGAAACTTAGCACCCGGGCCGCGCAACCAATGCGGCCCGGTGCCTTCTTTCCAGTGGAGATTCACTCTATGAACATGAAACGTGCGGCGACACTGATCTGCATTTTCGCGCTAGCCCTTTTCGGGCAAGACCCCGGCAATCGGTTCTCATCTTCTTCGGTGGACATGGACCCATCGCCGATCCCATCCGTACTGACCACCGTTTTTACCGGCACGGTCTATGTTCAGGAGGTTACCCTCACCAACATCACCGGTGCAGATGTTACCTGTACTATCCAGGACCGGCAGGCAACGCCACGGGCTCTCTACAACAACGTGGTGAAGCCTGGCCTTTACGTCTTTTCGTTCAAGGGCCGCAAGATGCCGAACGGTATTGCATGGTTCTGTGGCGACTCCACATCAGTAATCGGTTATATCCAGGGCGTCAAATAGAGTGAGCGCTTTCGATCTCCTTGTGGATTCTCTGAACACCGATTGCCTTGGTGAATTCGGTGATCCAGTTGTTTACACGCCGCAGGCTTCTGCCGCATTCACGATAACCGCGGCGCCGACGGATCGAAACAAATTCTCTATCGATCCTATACCCGGACAGTATGAAGTGCGCTGGTGCAAATTGAGCGATTTCCCGGCAGGCGTAACACCAAGGCGCGGTGATTCATTCATTCTCGGCGCGGACACGCTGACCGTGG